TTAAGGATATCAAGCACTTTGAATTACAACATTTAAACAAAAATAGTTTCATAGTGTAGATAGTATTCGCTTATAGAAAGACATGTTCATTAAGGTAGATTTAATTTTAGCTTTTAGCAAGGAATATAAAATGACACCATTTATAGCAGAAATATTAGGAACGGCCCTCTTAATTTTAATTGGAGGCGGTGTAGTTGCTAATAATATTTTAAAAAAAACAATAGGTGAAGGAGGAGGGTGGATGGCTGTTACTACAGCTTGGGGTCTTGCTGTATTTATTGGTGTGGTTGTCGCTGGCCCTTATAGTGGAGCACATCTAAACCCAGCTGTAACACTTAGCTTAGCAGTAGCTGAAAAATTTTCTTGGACTGAAGTCCCTGCTTACATTGCTGCACAATTTATTGGTGCAATGATTGGAGCTTTTTTAGTTTATGTAATATATAAAGATCACTTTGATGCTACAGATGATGCAGAATTAAAACGAGCAGTCTTTTGTACAGCACCAGCAATACCAAATACATTTAGAAATATAATTAGTGAAATTGTAGGTACTTTTGTTTTATTGATTTGTGTATTTTATTTTTCGGCGGCTGAAATCGACAATGGTACTGGGACTAAAATTGGTTTGGGCTCTATAGGTGCAATTCCAGTTGCTTTTGTTGTGTGGGGAATTGGGCTTTCATTGGGTGGTACAACAGGATATGCAATAAATCCAGCTAGAGATTTAGGGCCTAGAATTGTACATGCTTTGTTACCGATCAAAGGTAAGATAGATAGTAATTGGAGTTATTCATGGATTCCAGTGTTAGGTCCGACTATAGGTGGTACTTTAGCTGCGTTACTTTACACTATTCTTAGTTAATAAAAGTTATAATTAAGATCCAGATGCTCTGTATAATACAGGGCATCTGGATCTTATACTTATTTATTGTATAGTTATTACAGCCCATAAATTACGGTATGTAGATATTAAAAAGGGGTGAAAACCCCTTGTTTATTAGTATATTAGTTTAGCTTTCTATATTGACAGTTGGTCAATTATTTCTAGCTCGTTCACATGCTCCTTGCATCATTGCTTGATTTCTATTGACTTAATTTCGTTATATTCATTAGTCCAAAAGGTGCATATCTCTCTATTAGTTTTACGAGCTGCATCTAGCTGGCGTTCCTTTCTTGCCGATTCAGCAAGTTCAGATTTTAATTTTAAAGCTCGTGTTTGAGCACGTATTGATAAAGACTTAGTTTCAATTTCTAACTGTTTTGCATAGGCCAATGCTTTTTGCTCGATAACATATGCACGATAAGCATCTAATGATTCATCAGCTCCCCAAATAGTTAAGCCAGTTAAAGTAAGTGCAAAGTACAGCTTCAAATAATTAATTTCCATTTAGCTTCCAGTCCTTTCAGATATTTCACCAATAATATTAAGTAATTGGTCTTGTAAGTCAGATAAGTAGTTATCTTGTGTTTTGTGGTTTTGCTTAAGAGTTTTATACATGGCTTCAGATTTCCTTGCTGACCATTTATAGCGTTGAACCAACTGAACATCAGAGGGTTTAACCTTCCCCCAAGGTGTAGACATTGTATGATCATCTACGGAAATTTTACAGTCAGACCATGCTCCAGTAGCAGGTAAATAACCTCGATAAATAATAGCTGTTAACATTTCTACAGGTTTACTTGCCTTACCTGCTTTAACATATCGCCTTGCTTGCCTTTCACTAACGCCAAGTTCTTTAGCTCCTTTTGCATAGTCATAGCCAAATAAAGAAAGAAACTGTTTGTGAAATTCTGATTTAAACATTGTGATTAATACTCCTTTTTAAAAAATCACAATGCAAAATCGGCATAAGTGTTAAATTTTCGCTCCCCCCCTATTAGTATACGGGGGGAGGGGTTTTTCCTTAGCTTCTGCATTACTCTAAATTCCGTATTGGTTTATCAAGGGCGCAAGCGCGGGATTTGTGAAACTAATAACATGGTTTGCGCTTCGCTTGGTAACGACCGACAGGCTGCAATGCTAAATTAATATAGGTGTGCGGTCTACATGGCTGCGCCATAAGTGATAGGTTCGTTGACTAAAATTAACGTTGGTACGTAATAATCGACAGTAATTATTACGTAATAAATGAAAATTACGTAATAAGTTACGTACCCGTTAAATAATCCGCTACGCTCAGGCTTCGCTTGGCGGATTATTTTAAACGGTTTATAAAGATGATAATAAAGAAATATCGGTATCTGGTTTATCGGGTTTGGGTTGCTCGTATCGGTTAGGACTGCACAAAGCGCGATAAACAAAAGTACCTTGTTTAATAATTACATTACACGGGCTGAAATACTGAATGCTAAAGCCCATACTTGCTAAATCGTAAGAATTAACACTAAAGACACCGTACTTTTCAGTTATAAATTCAAATATATATTCTCGGTGTGTTCTGTCTGGCCGCTTCACTTCTTGAATGCCAGTGACGAAAACCTCACTTGCCCCATAAGGTAAACCTACAAGAATAGGCTCACCATTAGAAACCTGAAAATTAGCATTATTACTATTAGGACTAATATTTTTTTTAGGATTTTCCACACTGATTTCAGTGGTTTTTTCAACATCTTGAACGTCGCCTTTATCACCGGTGAAATACCATAACCAATACAATATGCACAAAAAGATAGCAGTAACCGGAAAGGCAAAAATAGGACTGAATAAGAAATTCTTACCTTGTCCTTTTGTAATACCTCCGGTAGCGGTCGATTTGTAGCACTTGTGGACTTCGATGGGGATTTTTTTCCACGTGATGGTACTTGATTTGTTTGGGGTTTTTCCATCAAGTTTTGGGTTATGCTCGAAGATTCGCGGCCTTCTGTTGTAATAGGGAATTGCTGCGAGTCCGTCAAAATACTTATGGGCATAGGCGTATTGGCTAACGTTTCTAATGTATTTATGGACGCTGGTAATATCGGGGGTACAGACAATAATATCCCAGTTGTATTTTCTGTGTCGCATGTAACACTCTTTGAGTGTTTTGGGGTAAATAATGTGGCCATGTTCGTTAAATAACTCCCGCCCTAAATCGTCAGTATCGCCGCTGGTTAAGTTCTCAGGTTTAAATTTTTCTAGTTGTTCATAGTGATATTTATACCAATGCTCGGGTATCAAATCCTTGTAAGTATCTATGTGTTTATAATTACAAGATTCAGGTTTAAACGTTGCTTCGGTTGGGTAAACGTCTTGCACTTCATCAATTAAAACCAATGCACCCGTTGGCATCCAGTGATACCAATTTCGCCAAAGACTTTGCCCTTCGCTATTTTGTGATGATAAACGCCATAGTTGAGCTGTTTCTGGAAATGTTTCTTGTAACTCGGTTTCTATTTCTTCGAGCGGTAAAATACCTTCGATATTAGTAACAACTAAGCGACCTTTTCTAAGGGCTGGTAAAACTTCAAACCAAGTTGCACTAGCTGACTTAAAAGAACCTGGCGCACCGTGAAATATTGAACTAGCCATTATAAAAACCTTAATACATAACGGGCTATGTATGCTTGAACAATAACGTTAACACCATCAAATAAGCGCATATCAACAAGTGCCGCTTTTACGTCTTGGGGCAATGCGTTTGCAGCCGATGCGACTTTAGAAGCTACTTGAAAATTTTCCATTACTGATTTAGCAACAGTCCAAGCAAGTTTAATCGAGCCTAATTCAAAGTTGATTTTCATTAGAATAAGCTTTTCTAGTACGTAACTAGTAGCACGTTGAAAAAAACTTGGTACGTCATCATCAAAGAAACTCCAAAAGTCTGTAACGTAGTCACCAAATGACTTTGCAGCACCAGCTACACCTTCATAGTTATCTGCAAAAACGAGCGCAGGAAATAAAAACAAAATTAAAATAAATATCTGTTTAATCATTCTCTATTACTCCCTAATAAAATATATAATCCGGTTAGCGTTGCGGCCAATAGTATTGCTGGGGCTATTAACTTAAAAAAATTAGAGAACCTAGATACACCAAGGTCAACTTCTACACCTTTTATTGTTTTTAGCCTTTCTTCATAATCACTAGATAAGTTTGGATCAATATCAAATAACGTTGCTGATTCTGTTTTTATTGTTTCTAAGTAGTCGGTTAATTCAGTGCGTTTTTCTTCTATTTCTGCTTTTACTTGCTGTATATCGGCATCAGTAAATACACCATTTAAACCACCTTGTTTACGACCAGCATTAAAATTAAACTTTTCAGGTTCGGTATTTTCTTCTATTTTTTCGAGTAATTTATTAGCATCTGATTGACCCTTTTTAATATCGCTTAATGTGTTATTGCTTTTAAAGGTGTTGCTTTTAATTGATGAAAGTAAATCATTAGAGTTCTGAGTCTCTTTAGCTAAACGGTCTAAACGTTCATCATTTGACTCAAAACCACTAACCATATTGTTATTAATAGAATCTAAATTTTTGTTAACTTTATTCAATGCACCAATTGAGTCTGGGCTTGTGCTTGGGTCGGTATCTTCTGGCGCTGGCCTTTCATCTGGGTCTGGCGTTTTATCAGGGTCGGGCGTTTCTGGTTCTGGCTCAGGTTCAGGCTCAGGCTCAGGTTCTGGCTCAGGTTCAGGCTCAGGCTCAGGTTCTGGCTCTGGCTCTGGTTCAGGGTCGGGAACACATGCAACAGGCTCAGCCGAACCATAAGAAACGGGAATATAGTAACCACCGTTAGCATCAGTTTTTATTTCACATTGACGGCCATTACCAGCAGGAAAGCAAACACTTGTTTGACCGCCACCACTACCAAAAACAAACGGGTCGTTGTCGGTTGGGTCTGGGCAGTCAGGGTCTTTTTCATTCTGGACTGAATAGCACCAATGTATTCCATCCTCCAATATAGGGCCGTTCGAGTAAATATCAGATTTGCATATATAAGCTGTTTCATCTATTGGGCTATGAAGAAGAGCTGATTTTGATTCTGTAAATTTTACGGCATCTTTAAAAACATCAGAATAAGCTTTATATATTTGTTCACATGAATGTAAATATCTATCCGTACCAAACGGTGACTGTTTACAAGTAGGACCGCCCTCTGGAGCGTAATCATTATAATGGGTAGGAGGTTGAGGTAAATTTTTGCCATCAAGTTTTGACTTAGCTAAATCAGTACAAGCGCTTATGTCCTCAGGAGAAAGTTTAATACTTTCTGTGCCAGCATAAGTACAAGTCCAGTTTTGTATTGTTTCCTCGGTAGCTGGCTGCCTGTCGTTATTAGTGAAAGCAGAAACAAAAAAAGCGCTAATAAGCGCTAATAAAAATATTAGATTTCGCATAATGCGCCTTTAATGAAAAGGGCGGTGTTACCCGCCATTTAATTAACTGGTTCTTACACCACTTGAAAAGCCTTCGACGAAGCACCATACAAGGAATGAAGCAAGACCAATTGAAGTTACCATTTTAGTTACGTAACTTTGAAACAATCATGCCGATAGCAAAGCCGATTGCAGCAACAGTAATTACACCAGTGATAACTGCAGTGTAGTTTGAAGTACCATCAGTTACAGCAGTACCAATTTCAGCGGTGTAGTCAGCAGCAAACGCAGTAGCTGAACCCATAACAGCCGAACCAAATGCAACAAACTTCACTGCTTTACTTTTTAATAAATTTTTCATTTTTAGTTTCCCTTTAGGAGTTATGTTTTGCCCATTACTCGGACGACACGACCGATACAATGAGCAGTTATAAAAGCGACTAATGCCGCAGAGTTAATCAGGCCGAAAGTGGCCAAGTCAAAAGCAAACAATTCATTGAGAACGTTTACTAATCCGTGTTGCTGTAGTTCTAGGAACTCAGCTTGTGTAACCATCACAAAGTCACAAACACCAGTAACGGCTTTTAAAGTTTGGTCGGGTTGGATAGCTACGCATTGAGACATTTTCTATTTCACCAATGAAACATCAGCAACAATATTGCGTGACATATTTCTAGGATCTGGCTGTAAAACTAAATCAACTTCACAAATACCGTTTGTTTCAGTGATTTGCTTGAATTTGTTATAAAGCGTTTGGTCTTCTGTCATTTCTACACTTTTAGGTTCAAAGCCACATTTTTGTATATTGTGGTCGCCTTGGATGTAATCTTGCTCTGGTACTAAGTACGAGATAGACGAAAACGAGTAAGGTTTTGCCGCGCCTGATTTACTAGACACACCACGACCCATTGCCGCAGATAATAAAATTACTTTCATGTTAAAAACTCCATTTGGTTGGGTGGGGTAATTGTGGCTTCAATTATTGATTTGGGTATATCCCAAGGGTTTAAGCCTTTGGTTAATCGTTTAATAATTTCATCAGCAGACAATTGTTGTATGTGATGTAAATAATTTAAGTATTTGCTATAAGACTGAACACAGTAACGTTCTAAGCGTTCGGCAACTAAGACACCGTTGTGTTTTCTTTGTCTGCTCGTAGTTCTGATTTCAAGACGTTCAGCAGTAATAAAAGCAAAAGCGGGATAGGCAGCAGCAAAAACGGCATCGGTATTGAGAAGTGCATCCAAGGAGATAACACGGTCAACACTGCGAAGCTCAAGCTCAGCACGAACCCAATTAGGCTGGGATTCACTTTCCATTTGCTTACCTTTTTCATACATACGCGCCATTTTTCCATTCTTACGACTTCCTACGTAAAGGGTATTACCGCCATTGGCCACGCAGTCATAACGCTTTTGCCAGCCGTGTTTTTTTCTCCATTTGGCTTGCTCTTCAGCACTTATTTTTTGTAATTCGCCAGTTTGGATAAATGACCAAGAAGGCGCTTGATTGGTTTTACAAAAAGCACCTTCTTCTAAATTTTGGTAATAATCGAGTACACTTCGTTTGCCTTCGTAATCATCGTAGGCAATATCTAAACGGGTAATTTTTACGTTAGGCATTTTTTTAAGCATGTCGTGTAATTTAGGAATATCTAAACCAGCACAACCAGTACCAGTAAATGAAATCATTACACCGCCATTGTTAGCGCCCCAAGCAATAACGCCAGAGTTAACATCGTGACGATAAAGTGTTGCTGATTTTTCATAAGTGAACATGCCGCCCGAATTATCACGGTAAGACCAGCTTAATGTATCACTGGTTAAGCGGTCGGCAGCGGTTGCAACTTCTGTGTTTAATAGGTGCATAAACTTAGAGATATCACCCTCAATTAATGATGTAAGTGTTTTATAACGCTTTGTTTTTCTTACTACATTTTTTAAAAAATGTTTGCGTTCATCGGCTGGTATTTCATCAATTGATTTATATTGGCGATACTTTGAAGAGCCTGAAAGGTTAATGTCAAATAGCTCGTTATAGTAATAATCAGAGTTGAAAACAACGGTTTCGTTTATATCAACGTCTAAATCGTCAGTAGCGTTTTCGTTAAACATTTCAGCGCATAACATCGCGTTATAAGCTTCTTTGTATGATGAAAAGTCACCATTACCAAATGCTAACTTTGCATCAAAACGAAGGCGGGCGATTTCATTAGGAGTGAAAACAACCGTTAAGTAGTCAATTTTTGTTATTTGCTCTACTGGGGTTTTAGCATTCAGGTTCATAATCGAACACTCCCGAATCAAAAAGCTCTTGCCAGTTGCTTTCATCTACATCAACAATTTCAAAGTTTTCACCGTTGCAGTAGTCAATGCAAAAAGCCATTGCTTCAGAACGTGACGAATACATAAGCGGGTATTCAATTTTATTGAAACCTAATGCGTATTCTTCTAAGCCTTGAATGTATTGAAGATAGAATTTCATTAATTAAGCCTTGAATTCAGCAGGGAAATTAGTAATTTGCTGAATAAGCGACTCAACTACACATAAACGCTCATTTGCATAAGTAATTGACCATTCAAGAAATGGGTGTGGAACTTGTGCTTTATCTAATGCTATATCTAACGATTTTTGGAATAGCTCAATATCAGTTTGATGTTTTACTTTAGAAGCAGTTAATGCAGAGATTAGAGCAGCTGTCTCATCAGTGTTTAATTCAAGTGTGCGTTTGATTGAACTCATATCTCTAATCCCTTTAAATATAATGCACAAGTTTGTGCAATGGTTCAGAATGTAGCGCACAACATTGTGCAACGTCAAGAATATATTTTACATTTTTGTGCGCTATAATTAGTTTAGAGAGGAGAAATATATGTCATTTAGTTACCAACTCATTGAAAAATACAAAGAATTCAAAGGTTATTCTCAGGATAAACAAGTTGTTTCTGATTTGGATGGAGTAACTTCAGGTTCGTTATCGCAAATTAAAAGAGGCGAGAGGCATTTAACAGCTAATCAGTGTATTTTTTTAGCTAATATTGTTGGAATGGATCAGAAAGAAGCTTTACTTAATTTAGCTATTGATAAGTCAAAAACTAAAGAAGAAAGTAAAATATGGTTAGATATTGTAAAAAAGATTAGTGCGGCATGTGTAGCGCTAACACTAGTTGCAGGCTTGGCAAATGACCCAACAGAGGACGCATTTGCGTAATAGCGATAGCCCATAAATTACGGTATGTAGATATTAAAAAGGGGTGAAAACCCCTTGTTTATTAGTATATTAGTTTAGCTTTCTATATTGACAGTTGGTCAATTATTTCTAGCTCGTTCACATGCTCCTTGCATCATTGCTTGATTTCTAT